GTGGCTCGCCGGGCTGCGGCCCGACCCGGACCTGACCGTGTCGGAATGGGCCGACCGGCACCGCAAGCTGTCGTCCCGCGCCTCGGCCGAGCCGGGGCAGTATCGGACGGCCCGCACGCCCTACATGGGCGAGATCATGGACCGGCTCTCGCCCGGCGATCCCACCCAGCGGGTCGTGTTCATGAAGGCCGCGCAGGTCGGCGCCCCGCTCGCGCTCGAAACGCCCGTGCCCACGCCCTTCGGCTGGACGACCATGGGCGAGATCATCGAGGGCGATTTGCTCTACGACGAGCGGGGGCGTATCTGCCGGGTGACCGGCCTGTCGCCCGTGCTCAATGGGCGGGCTTGCTTCGAGGTCGTGTTCGACGATGGCGAGCGGATCGTCGCGGACGGGGAACACCGCTGGCCGGTCTGGGACTTCACGAATGACCGGCCTGCCGCGCGGACACTGACGACGGCCGAGATGGCTGGACGCGTGATCATCGGGGCGAAGGGCAAGCGCCGGCGCTATGCCATCGATTGTTGCGATCCGGTCGACATGCCAGACCAGAACCTGATCCTCCATCCTTATGTGCTGGGTCTTTGGCTCGGTGACGGTTCGTCGATCATGAACCACATTTCGGTGCAAGAGGAGGATGCCGAGGTTGTCGAGCATCTAATGGAGTGCGGCGTCGAGGCGGAGTTCCGGTTGCCGAAGTGGCGCAAGGGCCGCATCGCCAATGTCGTGATCGACCCGACCTTTCGGATGCGGCACGCGAGCGGCGCGTCGTTCTCGGACTGTTTCCGGTCGCGCTTCATCATGCGGCTGAGGCAGCTGGACGTGCTCGACAACAAGCACGTGCCCCTGGCGTACATGCGCGCCAGCCGATGGCAGCGGCTGGAACTGGTGCGCGGGCTGATGGACTCGGACGGCGCGATTTCGCCGGACGGGAAGCGTTGCGAGTTCTCGAATGCAGACCGCGGCTTGATCGACGCGATGGTGGAGCTGCTGCGCAGCCTCGGTTACAAACCCGCCGTCTATCAGAGCAAGGCGCGCCGGAAAGTCTTCGGGTGTGAAGGGCGTATCTACGAATCCGCCGAATACTGGCGCATTTCCTGGACGGCCTATGCCGAGGAGCCGATGTTCCGGCTCTCGCGCAAGCGAGCCCGGATGCGCTCGATCGAAAACGGGCGGCCGTGGAAGAGCCGTCGTCGCCGTATCGTCGATATCCGGCCGGTTACCAGCGTACCAGTGCGCTGCATTGAGGTCGACTCGCCGAGCCACCTGTTTCTCTGCGGAAAAGGATGGATCCCGACACACAACACCGAGGCTGGCAACAACTGGATCGGGTTCGCCATCCACCAGGCGCCGGGGCCGATGCTCGCGGTCCAGCCGACCGTGGAACTGGCCAAGCGCAACTCGCGCCAGCGGATCGATCCGCTGATCGACGAGAGCCCGGACCTTCGTGAGCGGGTGAAGCCCGCCCGCTCGCGGGATGCGGGCAACACGATGCTGTCGAAGGAGTTTGCCGGCGGCATCCTGATCATGACGGGCGCGAACTCGGCGGTCGGGCTGCGGTCCACCCCGGCGCGGTACATCTTTCTCGACGAGGTCGACGCCTATCCGGCCTCGGCCGACGAGGAAGGCGACCCGGTGACGTTGGCAGAGGCGCGGTCGCTGACCTTCGCCCACCGGCGCAAGGTGTTCCTCGTCTCGACGCCCACCATCCGGGGGCTGTCGCGCATCGAGCGGGAATACGAGGCCAGCGACCAGCGCCGGTTCTTCGTGCCGTGCCCGCATTGCGGCGCGATGCAGTGGCTGAAGTTCGACCGGCTGCGCTGGCAGAAGGGGCGGCCGGAGACGGCGGAATATCACTGCGAGGGCTGCGAGCAGCCCATCGCGGAGCACCACAAGACGGCGATGCTGGAGCGCGGCGAATGGCGGGCGACCGCCACGGCCGCCGATCCGACCACGGCCGGGTATCACCTCTCGGCGCTCTACTCGCCGGTGGGCTGGCTCAGTTGGCAGCGGATCGCGCGGGCGCATGAGGCGGCACGGGGCAGCGACGAGGCAATGCGGGCGTTCCGGAACACCATTCTCGGAGAGACATGGGTCGAGACCGGCGAGGCGCCCGACTGGCAGCGGCTGGCGGACCGGCGCGAGGCATGGGCGCCAGGCAAGGTGCCGGCGGGCGGGCTGTTCCTGACCGCGGGGGCCGACGTGCAGAAGGACCGGGTCGAGGTCGATGTCTGGGCCTGGGGCCGCGGTCTGGAAAGCTGGCTCGTGGATCATGTCGTCATCGAGGGCGGCCCGGGTGATCCGGCCTGCTGGCAACAGCTGACGGACCTACTGGGGCGCACATGGGCGCATGAGAGCGGCCAGCACCTGACCATCGCCAGGCTCGCCGTCGACACCGGCTACGAGACCAGCGCCGTCTACGGCTGGGCGCGGCAGGTGGGGTTTGCGCAGGTGGCGCCGGTCAAGGGGCTTGAGGGCTTCAACCGCGCGACCCCGGTGACCGGCCCGACCTTTGTCGACGCGACCGTTGCCGGCAAACGGCTCCGGCGCGGGGCGCGGCTCTGGTCCGTGGCGACATCGACCTTCAAGGCCGAGACCTACCGCTTCCTGCGGCTGGCGCGGCCGACCGAGGAGGACATGGCTGACGGGGGGCATTCCCGCCCGGCTCGGTGCATCTGCCGCACTGGGCCGACGGCGAATGGCTCAAGCAGCTCACCGCCGAGCAACTGGTCACCGTGCGCACCAGACGGGGCTTCTCCAAGCTCGAATGGCAAAAGCTGCGCGAGCGCAACGAGGCGCTGGACTGCCGGGTCTATGCCCGCGCCGCCGCCTGGATCGCGGGCGCGGATCGCTGGCCGGAGGCCCGCTGGCAGGAGCTGGAACGGCCGCTGGCGGTGGAGACGGTCGGACCGCAGGGCGATGTGGCCGCGAAACCTGCGCCACGCCCGTCCGTGCGTCGGCGGACGGTGCGGTCGAGTTACATGGGGTGAGGCTCAGCTTGCCAGGGTACGCTGAACGATACCCGGATCCCTGTCGATCAGCGCAAGCAGGACGCGGGCCGGACCCTCCGGCGAACGCCGGTGCTGTTCCCAGTTCAGAAGCGTGGACTTCTTCACGCCGATGCTCTTGGCAAATTCGGCCTGCGAGAGGCCGGTGCGGGCACGGATGGCCCGGACGTCCGCGTCGCGGACCTCGACCTCGTGGATCGTGACCGTTCCTTCGCCGCGGGCATGGGCAATGGCCTCCTTGAGGCCCTGTTCGATGGTCTTGAATGCGTCGCTCATCTTGCGCTCCTGTAGCTGTCGGCCAGCAGTTTGCCGAGGGATTTGACCGTTTCCGTTTCCGCCCTGGTCAGATTGGCTTTCTCGTTCTTGGCGAAGACGGTGATCAGAAAGACCGGAATGCCATCGTCGCCGCCGTAAAAGTGAATGACACGATACCCGCCGCTCTTGCCGCCCCCGTCGCGTGCGAACCGGACCTTTCGGACGCCACCGCCGATCGAGACCCCGGCTGTGGGGTTGCGGGCGATGTAATCGATCAGGGCCATGCGTTCCTCGTCGCTCATGATGGCGCGGGCGCGGCGTTGGAACTCTGGCGTCTCGGCGACAGTCACGATGGTCATGCCTGCATTTATGCGCCATTGGCGCATATGTCAATGACGCACCCAAGGGATTGCTCATGTCCGATCCTGCAACCCTCCGCGCCCGCCGTGACGCCCTCTCGGCGCAGCGATCCTCGGGCGTGGCGCGGGTCAGCTATGACGGCAAGACCGTGGACTACCGCAGCGTGGCGGAGATCGACCGGGCGATCGAGGCGCTGGACCGGGAGATCGCCGCGGCCGAAGGTCGACGGATCGTCCGCCATGTGCGCGTGACCACCGCGAAGGGGCTGTGATCCATGGGGCTGTTCGATCGGTTCCGCCGCCGCTCTACCGCCGGCCCCACTGCCGTGCGCGCGCGCCTTGAGGGCGCCATGGCCAAGCGCCGTCTACGCGGCTGGAACCCGCCGCTGGAGAACATCAACGCGCTGGTCGCCTCGGGCGGCCCGCGGCTCCTTGCGCGCGCCCGTGAGCTGGTGGTCACCAATGGTTATGCCGCGAATGCCTGCGAGGCTTTTGCCGCGAACGTGGTGGGCGATGGCATCAAGCCCTCGTCGCTGATCGAGGATGCGGGCCTGCGCGACCGGGTGCAGCGGCTCTGGCTCGCCTGGACCGACGAGGCCGATGCGGACGGGCTGACCGACTTCTACGGCCTGCAGGCGATGGTCGCGCGCGAGATGTTCGTCGCCGGCGAGTGTTTCGTCCGCCTGCGCCCGCGACGTGCCGAAGACGGGCTGCTGGTGCCACTGCAGATGCAGCTGCTCCAGTCCGAGATGCTGCCCTTCGAGAAGACGAGCACGGCGGCGAACGGCAACCGCATCCGCTGTGGGATCGAGTTCGACGGGATCGGGTGTCGGGTGGCTTACCACTTCCGCCGCCGGCATCCCGGCGACAGCACAGACCATGGATCTGTCATCCCGGAAACGGTGCGCGTGCCGGCCGAGGACGTGCTGCACATCTACCGCCCGATCGACGCGGGTCAGATCCGGGGCCTGCCGCATGTGGCACCGGCAATGGTGCGGCTGTTCCTGCTCGACCAGTACGACGATGCCGAGCTCGACCGGAAAAAGACCGCGGCGATGTTCGCGGGCTTCATCACCAAGACCGCGCCCGAAGAGCCCATGATAGGAGAGGCCGAGGCGGATCTCGACGGCGCCGCCATTGCGAGCCTCGAGCCCGGCACGATGCAGGTGCTGCTGCCCGGCGAGGACGTGAAGTTCTCGTCGCCGGCCGATGTCGGCGGCGGCTACGAGGCGTTCCAGTACCGCACGCTGCTGGCGGTCTCGGCCTCGCTGGGGCTGCCCTATCACCTCGTCACCGGGGATGTGCGGCAGGCGAACTACTCGTCCCTGCGCGCCGAACTCGTCGAGTTCCGCCGCCGCATCGGCCAGCTGCAGCACGGCGTGATCGTGCACCAGCTCTGTCGCGCGGTGTGGCTGCGCTGGCTGGAAACGGCGGTGCTGTCGGGCGCACTCGATGCCGATCCCGCGACGGCGCGGCCGGTGCAGTGGATCCCACCGCGCTGGGACTGGGTCGATCCGCTGAAGGACATCCAGGCGCAGGTTCTGGCGATGGAGGCCGGCATCACCTCGCGGCGCAAGGTGGTCGAGGCCACCGGCTACGACATCGAGGAAGTCGACCGCGAGAACGCCGCCGACGCCGCGCGCGCGACCGCTCTCGGCCTGTGCTACCGCACGAGCCCCGGCGAGACGCAGGGCGCCCGCGCGACGCCTGCAACGCGGGCCGAGCCCGGCGATGGCGCCGGCAACGATACGGACGACGGCGCCGCGGCGACCGATCCGGCCACCGAACAGGAGTGACGACATGGCAAGCTGGTATGCGATCCGCGCCCGGGGGACCGGTGCGGAAGTGGCGATCTATGACGAGATCGGCGCCTGCGGGGTCTCGGCGAAGGGTTTTCTGGCCGAACTGGGCGCACTGCCCGAGGGCACGCCGGTCGATCTGCGGCTCAACAGCCCCGGCGGCTCGGTCTTCGATGCGGTCGCGATCCACAACGCGCTGAAGCGGCACGCGGGCCCGGTCACGGTCTGGATCGACGGCATCGCCGCCTCGGCGGCCTCCTACATTGCGATGGCGGGCGACGAGATCGTCATGCCCGAGAACGCCTTCCTGATGATCCACGACCCGGCCGGCCTCGTGATGGGTACGGCCGAGGACATGCGCGCCATGGCCGAGGCGCTCGACAAGGTGAAGGGCAGCCTGGCCTCCGGCTACGCCGCGAAATCCGGCCGGACGCCGGAGGAGGTCTCCGCGCTGATGGCCGCCGAGACCTGGTTCGACGCGTCGGACGCGGTGGCGCACGGCTTCGCCGACCGCCTGATCGAGCCTGTCCGCATCGCCGCACGCTTCGACATTGGCCGCTTCCGGAACGCGCCGCCGGTGCTGGTCGAGGCTGTCGAAACGGATCAGGACTCCGACGACGCGGCCGACGGTGTCGAGATCGAAGCGGACGAGGACACCGACGAGGCCGCCGAAGGCGATCAGCTGTCTGGTGCCCAGGAGGAGCAGGCCGTTCCCGACACCTCGGAGCCGCCCACCGAAACCCCGCGGCCGACCGGTGAGCCGCCCGATCCCGCCGCGATCCGCGCGCAGGCCATCGGGCATGCCCGGGCCGTCGTCGATCTCTGCCGTCTCGCGGGCCAGCCGCAGATGGCCGGTCGCTTCCTCGAAGAGGACGCCAGCCTCGACGAGGTGCGCGCCGCGCTCCTCGCTATCAAGGCCGAGGCCGAGCCCGAGATCGCGCCCCATCACCCGCAGCCCGGCCGTTCCTCGGCCGCGCGCCCCTGGGGCGAGATCGTCGCCCGCACCTTCAAGCTGAAAGATGCCGTAGTGGGGCGCGGCTCGAATCACTGACGCCGTGATGTGCGATCCTGAATGTGTTGCGGTGTCGTGGCCCCTGGCACGTGTCGCGCGTGTCGACGGGGTCAGTCTGTTCGGCTTGCCCCAAACTCTCTTGGTGAAGAAAGGGCAACGACATGGATCTCTACATCGGCTTGGACGTCTCTCTGGCAAGCACAGCCATCTGCGCGGTGTCAGCGCATGGGAAGGTGATCAAGGAGGCCACGGCGGCCAGCGAACCCGAGGACCTGCTGCGGGCACTTCGCGATCTGCCCGGCACGGTGATCGGTGTGGGTCTGGAAGCGGGACCGCTTTCGCAGTGGCTGCACCACGCTCTGGTCGAGGCGGGGCACGATGCGGTTCTCATGGAAACGCGTCAGGTGAAGGGTGCTCTGAAGGCGATGCCGAACAAGACCGATCGGCGCGATGCGGAGGGCATCGCCCGGCTTCTTCAGATGGGCTGGTTCCGACCCGTCCATCGCAAGTCGATGTCGGCGCAGGAAACGCGCGCGCTGTTGTCGGCCCGCAAGGCGATACAGCAGGCCTTGCTGAACATCGAACTCTCGATGCGGGGCATTCTGCGCAATTTCGGGCTGAAGCTCGGCAATGTCTCCAAGGGCCGGTATGAGGCCCGCGTGCGCGAGCTCGTCGAAGGCAACCCCATGCTGGAAGCTGCGGCCAAACCCGTTCTGACCGTCCGCCGGGAACTTCGCCAGGAGCTTGTCGGACTCGACAAGCTGTTGTGCGGGCACGCGAAGACAGACCCGGTGTCCCGGTTGCTGATGACCATGCCCGGCGTCGGCGCGATTGTGGCGCTCACCGTCAAGTCCGCGATCGACGATCCGGACCGTTTCCGCTCGTCGAGGGAGATCGGACCCTGGGCCGGGTTGACTCCGAAACGCGACCAGTCGGGAGAGCGGGACATCCTCGGCCACATCTCGAAAGCCGGTGATGTCAGCTTGCGAACGGCCCTCTTCCGCGCCGCAACGGTGATGCTGAGCCGAGGCAAGGCCAGCTGGTTGACCGCCTGGGCATGGAATGTCGCCAAGTCCCGCGGGAAGAAGCGGGCAACGGTTGCACTGGCGCGACGTATCGGGGTGGTGCTGCACCGGATGTGGCGTGATGGCACCGAATTCCGCTTCAAACGGGCCGATGCCATGACAGCGGCGGCCGCGTGATCTCCGATATCCTGCGAAAGATGCTGCGAAAGATGCTGGAAAAGAAAGGACAGATCGGCCGCGTCTGAGTGCGCAGGCTTACCGAGGTCCCGTGCCGGGACGCGGTCCCCGATGATGCCGCTGTCATCCTCGTCACCAGATCATGACGATCCGAGTACGCCTGAAAGATTGGCACACGGGAACTGCTCTTGGACTTGGCATAATGACGGCAGCCGACGCGCTGACCGCGGACAGAAGCATGATGCCGGCAGGGGAGCGCCCTCAGGTACGCCGACGCAATCACGGTCATACGACACATCAAACCCGAATGACGCTGGTGCCACGCGATCCGGGGCGATCAGCGCCGAGATGAATTGGCGTCTCTGCGCTGATCGCCCCTCGCGTCGGCCCCATTCGATCCTCTCCGCTTTCCGCTGGCGAGATCCGTCCAGCAACCTCGACGTCACGCGCGGACGGGGTCTTTTGGCGTTGAAACACCGCACTTGAACTAATTCGCCCCACTACAGAAGGATGACACCATGACCACGCTGAATGAGGCCACGCACCCCGGCGGTTTCCTCGTCTGGGAAGCCTTCCGTGACTACACCCGCGAGACCATCACCGTCGCGGCCGGTACGCTCGAGCCCGGCACCGTGCTCGGCAAGATCACTGCGTCGGGCAAGTACGCCGCCCACGATCCCGCCGCCGTCGACGGCACCGAGACCGCCGTCGCCGTGCTCTGGGGCAAGGCGGATGCGAGCGCCGGCGACGCGCCGGCCGTCGCGCTCATTCGCGGCCCTGCCATCGTCAACCGCCACGACCTCGTCTTCGCCGGCACGCCCAGCGAGGGAGAGATCGCGGCTGCGCACGCCGCGCTCCTCGCCGCGGGCATCCTCGTCCGCTGATCCAAGTCCCCAATTCTCGCGCGTCCAGACGGAAAACCAGAATCCACTTTTCCTGGACGCGCTCATGACAGGAGGCATCCAAATGGCCACCATGGACATCTTCGAAGGCGATGCCTTCACCATCGTCGAGCTCACCCGCGCGCTCGAGAACATCCCCTACAAGCCCGCGCTGCTCTCGGGCTCGAACCTCTTCAGCCCCCGCGGCGTGCGCTCCCGCACCGTCGTGATCGAGAGCCGCGACGGCACACTCTCGCTGATCCCGTTCTCGGAGCGCGGTTCGGCCTACGAGCTGCAGGTTCCCGACCGGCGGGAGATGCGCGCCTTCGTCTGCCGCCAGTTCAAGAAGCAGGACGTGCTCTGGGCCTCGGAGATCCAGTCCGTCCGCGACTTCGGCTCGGAGAGCGCGACCCAGCAGGTGCAGACCGAGGTGGCCCACCGCCTGCGCAAGCTCCGCCAGGACGCCGAGACCACCTTCGAATACCACCTCCTGAACGGCATCCAGGGGCTGGTGAAGGACCCGAAGGACCACGCGACGGTCGTGAACTACTTCACCGAGTTCGGCATCTCGCCGGCCGCCGAGATCGACTTCGACCTCGACAACGCGAGCCCGGCCTCGGGGGCGCTTCGGAAGCGCTGCCAGGCGCTGATCGAGAGCGTCGAGGACTCGATGGGCGGGCTTTCAGCCGGGGCGGTGCAGGTTCGCGCCGAATGCGGCTCGGCCTTCTTCGCCGATCTCGTCGCCCACAAGGAGGTGCGCGAGACCTACCTCAACACCGCCGCCGCCGCCGACCTGCGCGGTCGCGTGGCGGACGAGGTCAGCTTCGGCGGCATCACCTTCCGCCGCTACCGGGGCGGCGTCGGTTTCACCGTGCCGACCGACAAGGCCTTCTTCTATCCCGAAGGCATCGAGGGACTCTTCGAGATCTACTACGCCCCGGCCGACACCTTCGAGACGGTGAACACCCTCGGCCAGCCGCTCTATGCCCGCACGATCCCCGACCGGGATCGCGACGAGTGGGTGCGGCTCGAGATCGAGAGCATGCCGCGCGACAAACTGGCTGAGAATCCCGCGTCAATCAGGATGAGAACGCGGGGGTGGGGTCTCGTAGGGAGGGCGTAGCCCGACTGGAGAGGCCCCACCCCCGCGTTGCGCCCCGAATGGGCGGG